TCTGTTACTGTTTGCGTCAGTTCTTCCACCATCTGTAAAAGATTCGTCTGAAGCGCCGTCACGAGAGTCAGCTAGTCCAGTTCCAATTGGGGAACCACCAAACAAGAATGCTTTTTCTTTCTGCATCTTGTGTTCTTGTGATTTCTGTAATCTCAAACGAGCAAGCTCAGAAGATTCGCCACGAAGTGCAGCGGCTTCTAATGTCCCGGTGATTTCCAGAGGTGTTTTGAAAATCTGTGTGCTATTCCACACGACTTTCAGTTCGTCAGCCCATGCATTAGCAGCAACTGTACCTTCACCATGTGCATTACCGACAACGATGAAAACATCGTTATCTGCAACGTCAATAGATGCGGTTCCAAGATTTTTAAATTTAATCGTGTCACCATCTGTTATAGTTGTGATTACTACATGTCCACGTAGTGTGGCTTCGGTAGTATCCCAGACTTCACATTCGAGTCCAAGATAACTACTGTCTGCTGTAGAGGGTAAACCAACAATTCCATCGATATCCATGTCGTCTGATTCAGTATCATCAGCGGCTTGGGCAGCAAGATTTTCATTTGCTACAAAGCGTTGGTTTTCCCATGGGTTTCTATGTTCAAACATTTTGAACAAGGGGTCAGTGGGAGTACGAGTTTCTCGACTAGCGACTACCGTAGTAAACGGTGCCACATCAGTCCATAGTTCTTTTACAACTTGAGGGCTAATGTAGAAATCTCGCCGATCAGTATATAGTACTCCAGACCCAGTAAGAGTTGCAATAGCCATAATTAACTATCTCCTAACTTTACTATGAGCAAGTAAAGCAGCATTGAACATATCGGCGTCATTGGGTTCAGGGTGAGCCGTACCAGTCTGCACTGCAGTCGTAGTAGGTACCTTTAATGCCTCGGCCTGTTGATTATATTCTGCCATTTTCTGATTTACTTGTACTTGCTTGGGTGAGGGAGCATTCGTTAGATCAAATAGCTTCGCAAGAACATCTAGAGAAACATTTCTGGGGTCAGAAGCCCAGTTAATAAATCCACTAGCTTTCTGGTCAGACCAATTGTAAGCACTTCTTACATGATTGTAAGCCTGTGATACCATTTGCTGTTCCTGTTGTTGTGCCATTATCGATTCGGTTTCCTGTATTCTTGAATGTTCAAGGTTCTTCAGGTAATCGTATCTATCATCGACAAATCGTTCTTTTTGAAGTCTAAATTTAAACGAATCACTCTCAGGATCGTTATATGCGTCGACCTCGTTGTAATTAAGCGGCTTTTCGGGAGGCATAGGCTCCTTCAATGAATCATCTTGTGGCTGTTGAGGGATTTCATTGGACAACGATTGCTGCTGCGGTTGTTGGGCTAGAGCTGTTTTATACATATCCAGTTCTTGCGCCATCCTAGCATTATCGTTCTTGGCTCTATCTGCCTGTGATTGCCAATAAGCCATTCTTTGAGGGTCGTCTTTTCCCAATGCTTCTTCTTCTGTTTGAGCTTCAGCAACTTCACTGCCCTGTGCAGTTTGAACCTCTGGTTGTTCTACGTTTAGCGTAGCTTGGGTAATTGAAGGCTCAGGCCGTGCATTGGGTTGCTCGGCAGTAAACAGAGTATTCTGTTGTTCTACTTCTGGGCTCTGAGTCTCAGCATTACTTGCGGTTTGGTTTTCCATTATTCCTCCAATGGGATTATTTCGTTGTTTGTAGCTTCTTGCTCAGCAACAACGCCTTTGACCTTTTTGAGTTCATCTTCAGTTCGTGACTTATAAAGCTGGGTAGCCATATCAGCACGATTAGAAGACTCTTTCAGGTCTGACTTGAATTTTTCTACTTCTACACGCTGTCTCGCATGTACCAGCTCACGCTGGGCTGTCTGCAAGTCTCCAGACAAATCTTTTATCTGTTTTTGTTGGCTGCTAACCTGTGACGTAAGTTGTTTCATTTTACTGGAACGATTGATTACGCCTTCCATATCTGCTACTTCTGTTTGCTTTAATACTTCAATCTGGTCAATAAGTCCAGATTTATACAATTCCATGTAGTATTCAAAACGAGCAAACCGGTTAGACGGTAATGTGGAACCAGATACTACCACAATATCGTATTTGCCAACTGTTACATCATTAAGCCTTCCTAAGAACTCTCCTGAGATATTATCATACATAGGCTCATTGATTGTTAATTGTTTAGGTTTATTATTAGGCTGAATAAGGCGAATAACCTTTTGGGTATTGTAAGTAGCCTGAATAAAGGCTATTACTACTTTTGCCAATTGATTTAATCCTTCTTCAATATCATCTCTTTTACTCTTAATTCTTCTCTGTCCGTATTCATCAAGAGCAATAGTACCTTTAAATGTCTGCGGCATATTTGAAGGATCGCCCTGCATAAGCGAATAAATACCTAAAATTCTTTCTATATCAGCCTTAGCATCAGCTTCATTCTTATATAATTCATTCGGCAATGGTACCGGCCCTGCCACGATAGGCTGTCCAAGCTCTGGATCGTATTCGATAACTGCTGTACCTGCCCGTCCCCATTCCTCTTCTAAATTCTTTCTATTCATAGACCCACGTGGTATTAATAGCTTCACGTTGGTAGACGAAGAAGCATGCGCTACTATTAAAGACCTGATCTTATTAATATACTCTTGCAGCCCTTTAACCATTCTTACATCCGATAGGGGATATGGATTGCGATTATGGTTATTCATGAATGAAACTATTGGATAATCTTCCAATGGCAGCATACTTTCAAATAATAATGTTCCGCCGATAGATACAATCTGGTAAATACGGGTAATATCTATCTGATTAGATATAATATCGCCTCTCTCAATTAACTGAGCATAGGTAAGAGGTTGCAACATTGTAGTCGTATCAGGTAAAGCAGCCGCAGTTTCCTCTCCCTGCATCATCATCTGTTCACCAGTAACAGGATTCATCATTAAATGGAATACATTTCCAAATTCTTCTTGAATTTCTTGATACTGCTGCACTTCAAGATCATCAGTAATGATTCTATCTGTATTCTTATTTGATATAATAAAGGCTGGTTTTTTAGAATATTCCTGAAATTCCACTTCGGTCATGATCTTTTCATTATTTGTATTGGGATCATAGGTACGATAATGGGGAACCCTTATCTTTGTAAGCCTTTCAATAACTTCAAGCTGCCTATCGTGCTTAGTACCCATGCGAGAAGATTCAATATCACTTTTAGAAACCATTTGATCTTCAAGACCATATCTTACGCTATCATCAGAAGGCGCAATCTTAGATTCGTTTGATTCTTTAATAACTGCTTCCAGCTCTGGATACATAGCAATAAGCTGTGATTCTGAATGGAGTTTAGAAATAATAATATTAGATGCGTCTTTCATATATGCATCTGTACTGGAGGGGTCTATATATACATTCAAGGGATCAATGGCCTTGATGAAAAGCTCTCCTTTGCCATAGTCTGCATTCGGGTCGTGATAGACCATCATACATCCAATACCCTTAACGTAATAATCATCAATTGCTTCCTTCAATTCAGTATTTGCTGAAGAATTGTCCCATACCCATGACATTAGATCAGAAAAGATAGTACCAGTACGAACATCGCTGTTCTCACGTCCAGTAGACTGGAAACGAGGAGCATTTGCCGTAAGGAGAGCCTTTGCCTGTTCAACGGCAGGATATATGACATTTACTACTAAGGGCTCCTGTGCTCTGCGTGTAAGCGTGTCGACCTGATCTTTTGTCCATTGCATTCCATTACGGAATTCGTTGTCTTCTATTGCTTGTCTCGCCCACTTAGAACGAACAGAAGCATAATCTCTTAGAAGTTCTTCAGAAATCTGAACTTCTGGGTTTTTCTCAGCCATTTTCCCTTGAAGTTAAAGTTAACGATAACTGCATATAAGACGCTTCAGTTAAAGAAAAGTTTCATGATGTTAGCCAATCATGTGCTTTTTTTCTATAAGATTTTTGAGAGTGACGTGGTTTTTCTTGTTCAACACCATGATTTGGTATGTAATTACCCTTGGTAGCATAGTATAAACCGTCCAATAGGTCATCATGTTTACCTCTTGGAAACATCAATAACTCATCTTTTAAAGCGTCCATGTCTTTTTTTAAGTAAATTTTGTTCTGTGCAAACCAAGGCTGCATAGTTTCAAGTCTTGATGACTTGGAAGCTCTTGGAGTTTCTTTTATTTCCAGACCGGGAATGAATAATCCTTCCTCATCTGCCCTAACTCTTAAGTAATCTCTAAGCATTTCCTGATATCCTATAGATTCAATACGAGTTTTCACCGGTTTGTACTTTTTAAAGTAAGAAATAATATCATCTGCCAGTTTCATAGGGGTAGCTCGGTTCTGATAATAGGGAAGAATGTACTTATTGTTCTTAGAATCAACTGCCACTGCTACAATTGTAGAATAGTCGGCATGTTTTCTTACTGACGATGCTGGGTCAACGCCCATAAATACATTTACCGGTATCCAGCTCCCTGATCCTAGCTCCATATAAGCGTCTCCATCTACAAATTTTAGGTCTCCGTCATAATATTGCAGGTATTTCTCCTTAAACAGCTGATCCTCGTCCCCAATGATCTCACATTGGTACTCACGATAGAAAGAAGACACCCTTCCTATAGAATCTAGGGATTCTTTCTCTGCTTTCAGCTTATCTGCAGGCCACATCTCAGGCCAGAGAGCAGTATTATCATCTTGGAGAGCTTTATACCTTAACGCATTCCAATCATACATCTGCTGAAGCATTTCTACCATGCAGCGCTGGTGCTGCGGAGTTCCAATAACTGCAATCCTTCCCTTTTTAGCATCGAGCCCCGGTATTAAAGCCTGTAAAAGCCATCTTAAATTAAATTCCATGG